GGTCGAAGGCGGTCGAGTGCCAGGTGACGTGGCGCAGCACCGCGAGCGTCGCGTACAGAGCGGTCCAGCCGAGGGCCAGCGCCAGTGCGATACGGACCTCGTGGTGGATGAGTGTCTGGCGCAGGCGGCTCACCGCGGCTGAAAGGGACAGAAAGGACCGCTCCCCGCCTTCGCTCCCGCCGATCAGCGGGTGACGTTGACGCCGACAGTTAGACGGTGATGCCGGTCAGGGTGACGATCGCCTGAGCGTTCATCGGCGCCGCGTCGTAGCGGGCAACTACGCGGATGGCCTGCTGGTCCCAGTCGCCGAAGGTCTGGTCGAGGATCTTCACCGATGGGGCGAGGTCGCGGGCTACCGCGATCTGGGAGAAGTCCACCAGGGCGGCCCGCCCGGTGGGGGTGCCGCCGACGGTGTTCGGGACACGGTTTGTGACGGTGACGCCGTGACCGAGTAGGCGGTACGCGCCGGCCTCGGTGGCGTCGGGCTGGACGATGTAGCGGCCAGTCGTGTCCTTGACCTGCCGCACCCGGATGAAGTCCCGCGAGGTCAGCAGCCAGCGCAGCCGTGACGGGTCGACGTTCGCGGCGAGCATCATGCCTTCGGCGTCGAGCATCTTGTCCAGGGTCAGGGCGCCACCGACGGCGAGGGTCTGCGTGCCGGGGTAGCTGAACAAGCCTCTCGGGGTGAGGATGCCGTCACCGGACGCGCTGAAGAACTGGGCGTCGAGCTTCCCGGCCACATCCATGACGAGGCGGTCACGCAGGGCGGCGTCGAGGGAGACGACGGACTGCCGGGCCAACTCGTTCGAGAACCGAGTCAACACTTTTACCGACTTCATCGTCGACGGCAACAGGGTGATCTCGTCGAAGTCGACGTCGCGCTCGGGAATGAGCTCGTTCTCACCGGTCCAGCCCGGGTCGGTGACCGGGGCGCCCAGCTTCGGAATCCGCACCGGGCCTGCCGAGTCGAAGATGCGCGGACCGGAGGCGAGAAACGCGCTGGCCTGCTCGAGGGGCTGTACGAGGATGCGCTGAACCTGCGCCTGGGTGAGTTCCGGTGCGGTTGCGGTTGAGACGGCCATGATTGGGCTCCTGACGTGAAAGTCCCACTCAGGGGACTAAGGGGTTGGGTTCACGTCGAGCGCCGGGCTCGCTTACGTGCGGGCGGCCGCCAGGGCCACACTCAGCATACCCCTACGGGGTGTCGGGGGCGTTAGGACCCGAAGACGTCCTGGCTGCCCTTCGGCCGGTCCTCGCATCCACCGTCGAGCTTGTCGAGCCGCTGAGTCAACCGCCGTACCTGGCGCGTCAGGTCGTCGACTTCCCGTTTGAGTTGCTCGATCTCGCGCTTCGGGTTGTCCATGCCTAACTCCCAGGGTCTCAGGATGCGCGGGCACGGAGGATGCCCGCGAGGTCCACGCTAGCGGCCTCGGCGGTGGCTCCCTGTCCAATGTCACCGCTCGGTCGGCGTGAGGCCAGGTGTGGCTTGCGGGCCAGTAGGTCGTCGATGGCGACGTCGAGGATGGACACGTCTTCGAGGTGGTTCTCGTCGAACGGCAGGTCGCTCGGGTCGGCGAGGCGGTTGGTAGCGCGGACCAACTCCAGGTGCAGCCGGGTCGCCATGTCGTCGGCCTGACCGGCTCGGGTCCGATACTTGGCGTTCTCCCGGCGCAGCTCCTCAACGACGGCACGGGGGAAGGTGTCCGGCTCGCCTGCCGATGCGGTGTCGGTTCCGGGTTCGGTCGCGTCATCGCTGGGCGTCTCGGAACCTTCCGGAAACTTTCCGGAAGGTGTGTCCTGCGTGGGCTGTTCCTCGGTCATGCTGCCGCCTTGTTGTCGCGTCCGGGTTGGCACCATGCGCCCGGAGATCGGGTGGACGGGACGAGTCCCACGTCGGCGGGATGCTGGCAGCCGATGTAGGAGGGCTTATGCCGGTCGAAGTTGCCGACAGTGGAGAAGGTGACGTGACAGATCGAGCAGTGCGCCATCTTCGAGCCGGGGTTCAGTGGCTGGCAGTCGGCGCAGCGATGCCGATTCCCCGGTACGGGTGGGCGCACAGACAGCCCAACATCGGCTGGGGGTAGGTGGAGTAGGGGTGCGGCGGTCACGAGGTGGCCACCATCGGGTCGGGTCGGTCGAGGACGAGCCGCGGTTGCCGCGTGCCCGGGTCGGCGGTCAGGCGGTCAGCGGCCATGCGTTCGATCTGAACCGGGGTGTACCCCAAGTCCTCTTGGGCTTGTGCGGGCGGGATTATGCCGGCGGCTACGAGCTTCACAGCGGCGTCGGCGGCCTGCGCTGTGGTGCGGGTCTCCGGGTCGCGCCAGATCGTTTCCAGGGCGTCCAAACCTTGGGCGGGTTGCCCGTCGCGGACCTGCACGGCCAGGCGCATCACGTCCTCCCATGCCCCGCCGAACGCCTTCTGACGGCGGCGGGCCTTCGCCACCAGCGATGATTCGGCGGAGCGGATCGCGTCCGCCGAGGCCGGGTTGTCGGTGGACAGTCCCAGGTAGTGCGGCGGTAGCCCGGTCAGGGCGGCGAGTTGCTGGGTGAACATGCCAATGGCGTTGATGAAGTTGCTCAGGTCGGCTTCGGGGAACTGGCCGAACTTGGTGTCGGGCTCGCCGGCGATCCACAGTTTGGAGGCTCGGGCGTTCTCCCAACGTTGTTGGACGACCAGGGCGGTTCGGTCCATCGCGGCCTGGCCCATGCCATCGCCCATGCCGGTTATCCACCGGCGCGGCGCCGCGTGGTATTCGGCGGACACGAGCATGTCGGTGGCCAGCTTGTTCACCGCGTCCGCCAGCGGCATCACCTCGACGAGCTCGGATTCTCCGTCGAGGTTGAGCAGCCGGGGCCGGTTCACGACCGGGACCACGGGCACCACATCGAGCGGGTTGGGCAGGGTGCCGGTCTGTTCCCAGCCGGTGGACGACGCGGGAAGGTAGGGCAGGTCACCGTAGGCGGTGCTGCCCTGGTTGCGGGTCCGGTAGCGGCGAACCTCCGACGGCAGGAACAAGGTGGCGTGGCCGTACCCGTCCGCGTGCCAGCGTTTCAGGGCGGCAGTGACCTCCCGCGTCGCCGGGTCGCGGACCGTGATTACCTGCGCTGCCGACTCGACGGTGATCCGCGGTGTGCTCGGGTCCGGCCCAGCCCAGACGATCACGTAGCAGCGCCCGCCGATCAAGGCCTCGAGGTGGGCCTGCTGGCTCGCTTCGTCGAGGTTGTTGCTCTGCCAGATCCGCCACAGGTCGGCGTCGGCCGGGTCACCGGCGGCGAGGCGGAACCCGTCCACGTCGAGCCTTTCCTCAACGGCGTTGCAGACCAGCCGGGGCCAGCCCACCACGACCGGGGCCAGTCGGCCGCTGAGCGCGCTGGCAACCTCCGGGTCGAGGTAGGCCAGGGGTTGACGGCCGGCGTAGTAGTCGGCGGCCTTGGCCATCGGGGGCTGCGCGTCTTCGAGGCGCCGCATCAGGTCGTCAAACAGGTCGCTCACAGGAACATCACCTTCCGGTCGGGCTTGCGGGTGTGCCAGGCGGCACGGTCATGGGCGACGACTGCGGCAATCGCGGCGTCGATCTTGCGCGGCGACATGCGCTTGTCCTTCACGATCACGTCACCCAAAGAGGTCGGCTTCGCGGTGCAGTTGGCGACGTGCGCGGCTAACCGCGGGTCGGCGTCGTGGGTCAGGGTGCGTTCGGCGACGGCGGCGAAGAAACGATCAGTCGCGGGGGCCATCCGCTGCACGGCGGCGGTGTTCCATTCCACGACCCGACCCGGCCCGTGACGCTTCGCCCACGTCTCGATCTCCGAGCGCCAGCCCCACGGATCGGCGGCCAACTCGGCGACGTCGTACACGTCGAACGCAGCGTCGACCGCGGCGTCGACCTCGCCCCTCGGGATCCGCCAGCCAGTGTCACCGGGATTGGCCCAGATACCGACCACGAACAGATGCCCATCCAAGGTGGCACCGACCAAAGCCGTGCTGTCACCGGACGCGGAGCCGTCGAAGCCGAGCACGACCCGCTCACCGGGCAACACGATCCGACCCGGAGCGGCGCACGCATCCCAGGCACCCCAGGGGAGCCAGCCGTCAGCCTGCCCCACCCACTGACCTAATCGGAGTTGCCGGAACACGGGCTCACGGGTCGTACGTACCAGCGCCGCGAGAGCGTCCACGGCCAGGAACGGGCGCTCACAGGACAACGCCGGATTCGCGGCCCGCCACGCCTGCCGATCGTCCACAGCGCAGCCCTCCGGCGCCGCGTACTCCCGGAAGTAGAACGCCGGATCAGCCGCGGAACGGCCGTGCTCCACAAGGTCCCACATGATCGTGTCCGGGCTCGTGCTCGGCGTCGAAATCGCCAGAGTCAAGCTCTCGGGGCGTTTCCCCGCGGCCGTGGTCGCTGCCTCCCAAACCTCACGGGTCACCAGGTGCAACTCATCCAAGATCAGCAACGACGGGTCGAAACCGTGCAGCGCGCCCGGCTCGGCGGGCAACGGCAACAGCATCGCGTCGTTGTGCGGCACAAACAGCCGATCCCGGTACACCTGGCACCGCTCCGCCAGCTCCGGATGCAACTCCACCATCCGCCGGGCCAGCCGCAACACGATCCCGGCCTGCCGTTCATCGGATGCGACGATCAGAACCTCAGCCGACGGCGGCCCGGTGAACAACTCGGCCAAACCCAGCATCGCGGCCAAAGCCGTCTTACCGTTCGCCCGCGGAATCGACACCAGCGCCGTACGCACACCAGGAGCGAACGCGCCCGCGACGATCTCCGTCTGAAACTTGCGCAACCGAACCGGCTCACCAGCACCATGACCACGAGGCACCCGGCAGAACTCCCGCACAAACCGAACACGGCGGGCAGCCCGACCCTTCGGCCAGCCCGACAAGTCCAGCGGCTCAACCTTGACCGTGCCCTTGGCCCCGGACTTCATCCGATCCCACTCTCAAAGTCTGCCTGCGGGGTCATGGCTGAGTGGTCCTCTTGGGGGTGGGTCCCCAGGGTGCCGGCGCTCTTGCGGCTGTTACAGGACCTACACAACACCTGAACGTCGGCCAGTGTGGTTGCAGGCCACACGAGGTGGTCGCAGCTGAGGTCCTCGACTGCGCCGCACGCCGAGCACCAGGGTTGGAGTCGGCGGGCTCGGCGGGACAGGCGTTGCCAGCTCGCACCGTAGCCGCGGGTCGTGGTGTCGCCGTGTGCTCGTGCCCGGCTGCACCCGGCGCAGTGGGTCGCCTTCGATGGCTGGCCGCATGTGAGGCAGACGGTGAGGGTCATGGCTGCTGCCCGACGATCTTGGGTATGCGGGCGCGGACGTGGGCGAACAGTGCGAACACCGCGGCCGCGTCGGGGTAGACCTCGGACAGCAGCGACAGATGCATCATGGTGAGGGCGTCGAGCATGGCGACCGGGTCGCAGTTGACGGCGATGGCGCCGCGGGCATCGGCGTCGTTGTGGATGGTGGCTTCGAGCCAGGCAAGGGCGTCGCGGATGCCATCGGCGGACGCTTCCGGGTCGCGGCTCATGCGATGGGTTCCTGTCCGACCCACTGGCCAATGCGGGAACGCACGTCGGCCAGGTGCGCGGCCACGTCGGCGGTCGCTGCCTGCGCGAGGGCGAGGTGGACGACGGCCATCGCGTCGAGCAGCGCGGCTGGGTCCCCGCAACTGCGGGCGATGGCGAGGCGCCCGGCTGGGTCGTTGCGGTGGACGGACTCGATCCAGGCAACCGCGTCGCGGAAGCTGTCAGCGGTGGCCTCGGGATCGCGGGTCATGGGATGTCGCCGATGCAGTCGCGGGCGAGGTCGGCGGCGCGGCCCCGGACGTGGGCGAAGTAGTCGGCGGTGTTCGCCACGGTCGAGACGATGAGACCGGCGTACAAGGCGCCGAGTGCGTCGAGCATTCCGCCGGCATCACAGCCGCGGGCGATGGCAGCCATCGCGTGGGTGTCGCCGTTGATGAGGGCTTCGGTCCAGGCGATCGCGTCGAGCACGTCGTCGGCGCGGGTGTGAGTGGTCATGAGACTGGACTCCTGGCTTTGTTGATCGTG